AGGCAGCAAGTTCCACCGCCACGTTGTTGCTCCTGGCTCTGACGTAAGTGGTGAAGATGCCAAGGTGCAAGCTATTGCCGCATCTATCCACACTGCTGAAGTAATTGCTACTTATGTGGCTGCACAGTCTGCACAGTTGATGTAATAGACTATGGAACCACAAAACCTTATTGACACAATTCTAGGAATTGGTTTTACTGTTCTTGGATGGTTTGCCAGAGAATTGTGGTCTGCTGTTAAAGAGCTTAAGTCTGACCTGTCTAAGATTAAAGAAGACTTGCCTAAAACTTACATAGCTAGAGATGATTATCGACAAGACATGAATGAGATCAAATCTATGCTTAGTAAAATCTTTGATAAGTTAGACAACAAACAAGACAAGTAAGCACACATATATTACTTAATATGTTATTAGGAACAAGCAATGGCAACTACTTACTTTATAGACAACTCTACCCCTATAGTTGCTGCATGGCTTAACGATGTAAACAACTATGTATACCAAGGTAGACTGCGTGGAACAGTTACAGCTACGTCTGGACAAACTGTATTTACAGTTCCTTTTACGTACACTGTTGGTGCTAAAACTTTAGATGTATACATCAATGGTATACGACAAATACTAAGTTCTAGTTATACAGAAACTACATCAACAACTATTACATTTAGTGAAGGTGTTCCTATTAATGCTCTTGTAGAGTTTATAGGTTAAGTACCATGTCTAAACCAAGATTTGATTCAGGGTCTTGGCTTGTAATCTGTGATGTCTGCGGTAGAGAGTACAAGTCTAACGATTTACGATTGCGTTGGGATGGATTGATGGTGTGTGATGGGGACTGGGAACCTAGACAGCCTCAAGACTTTGTACATGGTGTAGCAGATAAAATAGTACCACCTTTTACTAGGCCAGAAGCAGAAGATACTTTTGCTTTTGTATGTACACCTATTACTACACAAGGCATAGCAGACTATGGACAAGCAGATTGTGCTAGAGCAGACATAATTAACATAGGTATTCCTGTGTGTACCCTAGAAGGTACTCAAGCTATATCTTTTCAAGCTATTGCTGGCTGTGCTATAGCAGGTAAAACAGCTCCTAATTTAAATGAATTTCTAATAGGATAAAACAATGAGTTCTACCTACACTATTTCTCGTGATCAGATTATCTCTTTAGCACTTCGTAAACTAGGTGTGCTTGAGATAGGTGCTGTGCCTGATACAGATACTATTGATAATGCTGCTATGTCTTTAAATCTTATAATTAAACAATTTAGTATAGAAGGTTTAAAACTATGGAAAAACTCAGAGCTTATTATCCCCCTAGTTACTAACCAGAGTAGTTACATCTTAGGTGGGTCTACATCTACATTGATGTATGACTCTCTTAATCCTACTGTAGCTATTACTGATAGACCTCTAAAGGTTATCCAAGGGTTCTATCGCAATAATAGTGTTAGTCCATACATAGATATACCTGTGACGGTTATTTCTAAACAAGAGTACAACGTTATAGGCTCTAAGTTTTCTACTGGTACAACTAATACTATTTTTTACGATACTAAAAAACTTAATGGTGTGTTGTACGTATATCTAACACCTGATGTTAATGCTAGTACTAATATGGAACTTCATATTATTACTCAACTTCCTTTAGATGATTTATCTACTGCTCTTGCTATACCAGACTTTCCTAATGAATGGATGAACTGTTTGGTGTGGAATCTTGCTGATCAATTATCTCTTGAGTATGGGGTTCCTATGAACTCTAGACAAGAGATTGCTATGCGTGCAGGTACTTATAAAACATTGCTAACTGATTGGGATGTAGAGGCTGCTAGTACATTCTTTGCTCCAGACTTTAGGTCTACTGGTAATAGTTCTTATACAGGTTAAGTATGGCTACAGAACGCATTTCTCTTACCCAACCTATTGAAAGTCGAGATGGCACTTTCAATAAGGATTCCTATTCTTCTAATTGTGTGTTTGAAACTAGGGATCAAAAAAGAGAATTTATTAAAAGACCTGGGCTTGTTTTTGTAAAACAAGTAACACCTGTTACTCCTCCTGCTAGTACACTTAGTCAAGGATTAGCTAGTTTTAACAACAAGATTATTTCTGTTATTAATAACACAGTGTATCAAATCAATCCAACTGGATATGCAGTTACTACTGTAGGTACAACTTCTGTCTCAACTAGTCAAAGTTACTTTGTTAGAACTTTTTTAGATGAGTATTTGTTTATACACAACAAGGTTAATGCATACTTATATAAAAAGTCTAACTCTGCTTTTACTGCTATTACTAATGACAAGGTTGTGAGTATTAGTATTGACAATGAAGGTATTAATTATAGTTCGGGGATTACCCTAAGTTTTTCTGGTGGTGGAGTTGTTGCTACCGCTACTGTTGTTAATGGAAGTATTTCTACCGTAACAATAACTAACAATGGTAGTGGCTTATCTTCTGCCCCCACCTGTACTGTTAATAATGCTGCTACAGTAACTCCTACTGCTACAGGTACTATAGCTTTGTTTACTATTGTTGTATCAAGTGCTACAGGTATTTATACAGGTATGTATGCTTCTGGTACAGGTATAGCTCCTAACGCTACAGTTACAAATATTAATGGAACTACTATTAGTTTGAGTATTGCAAACACAGGTGCTGTATCTGGGACTATTACCTTTGCAGATAATGGTTCTAGTGCTGTACTAACTCCTATTCTTTCTGCATTCCCTACTGGGCCTTATGTATCTGGGGCAGTATTTCTAAATAACTATGTGTTTATTGGTACAACTAGTAATCGTATATACAACTCTAATGTTGGTGATCCAACATCTTGGAATCCTTTAAACTATCTTACCTTTGAACAAACTACAGATACTTTAGTAGGCATTATTAAGCATCTCAACTACCTAGTAGCTTTTGGTAAAACTAGTATGCAGCTTTACTACGACACTGGTTCTGCTGTAGGTTCTCCTTTGACTGTAGCACAAAGTTATACATCTGAGATAGGTTGTGCTAACGGGGATAGCATAGTAGCTGCTGATGGTACTGTTCTTTGGGTAGGTACTAGTAAAACTAATGGTCGTTGTGTATATCTTATGGATGGTGTTTCTGCTGTTAAGATTTCTACAGACAACATAGACAAACATCTAGAAGCAGATGATATGAGTAAAGTAACTGCTTACTGCTATAAGTTTGGTGGGCATACTCTTTATATACTAACTCTTCACAATACTAGGCAAACCTTAGTGTTTGATATAAATGAGAAGATGTGGTATCAATGGACACAATATGCAATAGCTTCTACTGGACAACCTAGCGCAGGTAGTTATGTGGAGTCTTATTTTCGTCCTAGTTTTTATGCTGAAGTAAATACTATTCCATATGTGTTAGATGATGGCACAGCAAATATATACTATTTTGATGTAGACACATACCAAGATAATGGACAATCTATATACTGTAGAACAGTTACAGATCTTAGCGACAATGGAATTACTAAACGTAAATTCTACAGTAGGCTAGAGATTGTTGGTGACAAGGTGGCAGGTACTATGCAAGTACGCCATACAGGAAATGACTATAACTCTTGGTCTAACTACAGATCTGTTGATCTCAATGCTTCTAGGTCACAAATATACTTAGGTGGTGCAGATCGCCGTAGAGCTTGGGAGTTTCTTTGTACTAGTAATGTACCTCTTCGCCTTGATGCTGCTGAAATAGATTTCAGAATAGGTGAACTAGATCAAGAACAAAGTGTTGGTGGTGGAAGTTATAGGGGTTAATTGTGGAACAACTTATAGATGCTATCAACTCTGTTGCAATCAAACCAGATTTTGATCTTCGTACTACAGATAGTAAACTAGCTTTAGCTAAAGCAATGTTGGGACATGAGCAAACTCCTAATTCAATCATCCATAGATTTGGTGGTGGGTTGTATATCAGAGAAGCTCATTATCCAAAGAATACTTTAATTGTTGGTCAAGAACATCTCTCTGAACATATGAATGTACTTCTTAAAGGAAGTATCAATGTTATTGATGGAGAGGGTTCTATACAAACACTTACTGCTCCCTATATGTTTGTGGCTAAAGCTGGTAGCAAAATAGGTTACACACTAGAGGATGTTGTGTGGCAAAATATCTATGTTACTAGTAGCACAGATGTTGAATACCTAGAGTCTGTGTTATTTAAGTCTCCTGATATTCTTAAGCAACATCAGCAAGACAAACTAGTTATAAATAGCTTTAAGCATGAAGAAGATCGCCAAGACTTCTTAAGCATGGTTAAGGAGTCTGGTTGGACTCTTGAAGACATCGAGTTAGCATCTAAACATAGAGAAGATTGTATTCCTCTTCCAGATGGAAGTTACAGCATTTGTTCTGGTAACTCCCCGATCCAAGGTAAAGGACTGTTTTCTACTGCTGTGATTAAACAACATAGCATTATTGCAC